TCAACACCACATCTTGCTCCACCATATGCTCCAGCTTGAATTGCTGCAGCTGGTAAAGCTTGTGCATTAATTTGAGATTGAATATCATATTGTTGTAATGTTGGATTAATAACTTGTTGTTGATAAGGTGACATATATTGTTGATATGCATTTGGTCCAACATTTTGTTGAGCTGCGCATAAATATTGTTGATACCCAGCAACTCCTGAACCACACGTAGCACCAGTTAATTGTCCTTGAGCATTAAATTGTAAATTTCCTAAACCTGCTTGATTAGCAACAGTTTGTGCACCTGCTTGTTGAAGAATATTTTGTCCAGCAACTTGTGGCATTAAACCAGTAAGATTTGTAGGTTGGTTTAATAAACCTGATAATTGATTTCCTATTTGTTGTCCAAGAGGTTGTAAAAATGGTGCACCATAACCTGGAGTAGTAGTTATGTTTGAAACTCCACCAATTCCACCTGTATTTGTTGCCATAATTATTTACCTTCTAAATGTTTCATAAGAGCATACATTCTTCTTGCCCCTTCTTTTACGTCTCCACCACCTGCTTTTCTAACAGCATCAGCAGTAAATACAAACTCATTATTACTTAACATAGCAGGAATGTCATCTGCTTTTTCTTTAACACCAATTGGTGGTACATAGCCACCTTTTTTTCTATAATCAATTTCATGAATACCATGTTGATTTTGTCTTAAATTACCTGTTGGAATACCTCCTGTTTTTAAACCTTGAGCACCCATTGAAATCTTAAGAGAATCTAATAAATCTTGTGGTAAAGATGAAAGACCGTTCATTCCTGAATTTTTTTGTTGAGCATCTGTCATTTGATTTTGTAAATTTTCTTGTAATTGATTTTGATAAATTTGATTTGCAGTGTTTTGTAATTGTTGTTGTATTATATCAGCTATACCACCTACATCATAATGAGCTCTTCCACCATGAGACATGTAAGCTGTAAAAGGATTTAATGTTGCTCCACCTTGAAAACCAGTTGGCATAGCTTTTTGTCTAGTTTGCATTAATTTTTGTTTTAATAAAGCTCCAAGTTGTGGATTAGATTTTAATTGATTTAATAATGATGCTTGTCTTTGTTGGTAATTTGGATTGTTTAAAAAACTTCCTTGTGCAGGTCCAATTGGTGTACTACCACCTAATTCATAATGATGTCTTGTTGACATAATACCACCATGTGCTGCTTTAGCAGGAAGAGTTGGAACTTTACCTGCGTTAGTGTTTATTGAAGTAATTCCACCAGAACTTGTTGGCATAGATACAATATCAGAAGCTGTTCTTGTTGTTGGAGCTTGAACTGCTTGAGATAATGGAACATCTCCAATTGTATAGTGTGTTGGTTGAGCGCCGCATGTTACTCCATAACCTTGTGCAATAGCATTTTGCTTACCCATATAAGCATCATACATAGCTTGTGTAATAGTATTTATGTTTTGTTGACAAGAACGAGCTTTACAACCAAGTTCAAATGCAGTTCCTGCTGAGACTAGGGGTTGCACAGCATTACCTACTCTTTGAGCAGTTGTAGTTGGGCCACAACAACCTCCAAGCAAACCACCAACTACTTGAGATGCAACAACACTACCTATTGTACTTATAGGGCAACCCATTACCAATTCTCCTTAGTTAAAATTATACCTTTTCTATATATTTTTTGATTATCATCTAATCTTAACCATTTAACTGGTTTGTTAATTCCAATCATATTTTTAAATTTTTTTTTGGCTTCCGACATAACTTTTATTACGTTTTTAACACAAACTATGTCCATATGCCATACATTATTACCACTATTCCAATCACTTGCAGGTAAAGAAACACCAGAAATAAGACGTTTTTCTGCATCATCACTTAAAAAAGCCCAATTTGTATAACCAATCACTTCGTCTCCTTGTTTATGCAATGTATATTGTTTTAATTGATAAGAAGGTAATATATGTAAATATAAATCTTGATCGGAATATTGATCATATCTTTTATATTTACGATATAAAGATATTATTATTTTAATATCATCTAACATCTTAACTGCAGGATATAGTCCTGAAAGAGTCTAAATTACTTTGTTTTCTTAGGAAAGTCAATAAGTCTAGGTTCTGGATTTCTAGGTTTAAACATTAAATCTAAAGCACCAGTATATGAATGAGATCCAAAGTGAGATAATGCTGTTTTTGCATCTCCATATATTTTAATACCTTTATCGGTACATAATTTACAGAAACAAATATCTTCCCCTAAATAACCATTTTCAGGATCAACACCAGTTTCAAAGAATGTATACCAACCTTCACTCATGGTTTCTACTTTATTACCTACAAGTTGTTTATTAACTGTTTTCTTTTCTGGATATGCTTTTGCAAGTTTAGCAAATGTATCTCTTCTTATCATCATAAAACCAGTTGGGCCTGCAGTAACTTCTGTAAAACCATCTTCGCCTATTTTAACATTATCTTTATCTGGGAAGTGAACTATAAATTGTAATTGACCTTGCGCACCAAATCCTTTTACCGGATATGGAGTAAGTACTACACCTGCATCAGAGTTTTCCATTTTATCTATTTGACGATAGATAGCATCTGGTTCAAATCCAATGTCAGCATCAATAAATAAAAAATGTGTACATTCAGTTTGTAGAAAAGATGCCACACAATTATTTCTAGCTTGAGTAACTAAAGCCATACCTGATTGTAAATGTAATGCGGTTGATACTTGGTATTTAGGATGTTGGGTCGAAATAAATCGCATAATGCTGTTCATATAAGTTGTAGTAACTTGATGACCAAATGCAGGGGTTGCTATAAATAGTTTAATTAATTTCTTATTTTGTTTTTGTTCTGGCATATTCTAAAAAGTTCTCCCATTCTTTAATTCTTGTATTCCAAGAATAATAGTTGTTATAATATTGCTTTTGCATTTCTAATTCTTCTTTATAAACATTATTTTTGTAACTATCAAGTGTTGTATTAAGAAGATCAGCATATCGATGTATTAGTGTTAAAGCGCCAGTATCAAATTCAATCATATTGGCAAACTCGCCGCACGTTTCTGGCAGCGCGCCATAATTAGTGACTACCGCTTTGCAACCTGCAGCCATTGCTTCGATAGCCGATAAACAAGATGTTTCTTCAAAGATAGAAGGATAAGCAAAGATATGAGCATTCGATACCGCTTTTCTAATTTCTTCATTAGGAGCATATTCTTTAAAATCTATATTTTTAGTATTTTTACATAAATCAAATAATTCTTTAAATTTATTACCTTCTGATTTTTCAAACTCTGATCCATATACTTTAGTGGATGAATAAACTTCAACTGTAAAATCATCTCGTTTTTGATTTAATAATTCAACTGCTTTTGCTAATACTGCAAGTCCACGCCATGGAGTTGAGGTATATATAATTTTAATTCTACCATTTGGTTTTTTAATATCTTTAAATGGATAGGTAGCGTTTTTAATAACGATCGATTTATATTCAGGTATTCCAAAATGTTCTCTAAACTTGTTATATTGCCAGTGGCTAACATAAACAAATAAATCAACAGAATCTACAAATTTACGATCTTTCATTAACTGAACATTAGGTTGATCATAGCTTAAATGTTGCCAAATAATATTAACTTTATCTTGTTTAATTAATTGTGGATGACAGATTGAGCCTACTAAATTAATACCCTCTAAACTACCTTCAGGTAATTGTTTTATAAGTTGTTCTTTTAATATTTCTGTTCCGCCTTTAGGATTCATGCTTCTATCTCTACGTTTCTATTAATAAATAAACAGTCCATTTCAATTAAACAATCTCTATCGTATTTTAAATCAAATATATCTACAAACTCAAACCCTAAATCATGTAAATAGGTTACCATTTCAGAGAATCGTGGGGTGCCTTTAGTATATTGAACAGTTTGTAATTCTAATAATAAAAACTTTGTATTAGCCATAATAGGAAGTGATCCTTGTATAATGTCTCTTTCTGCTCCTTGCACATCCATTTTTATAAGATCAAAACCCTCATCTGAGCCAAGTAAAGTTGATAAGGTTATTGCTTTTCTTTTTTCAGGTTCAAATTTATAATCTGTATTTTCAGGATATATTCCATTGCCTGTAGGAACGCCGTTTAAACATTTATAATAATTAACTTCTTCATCATCTGTCTTACCAAGCACAGCTATTTTATAATTACCAATTTCTTTTAATACTGATTCTTTTTCAGTATTAGCTTCAATCATTAACACATCAGCAGTTGGATAATAATATTTAAAGGTTTTAGTCCATTCACCTTCATAAGCTCCAATATCTAAAACTTTATTAAAGTTAATATTTACTTTTCTGTAATACTCTAATCTCTTTCTATGATTATCCATTTAATCTTTTTACTTGTTTAATGCACTAATGTCAATCTCTGGTACTTTTACAAATACATCGCGTCTAATATCTTCAGGATAAACGGTGGTATCAGCTTTAACTTCTGCTTCGTCTTTATAAATATAACCTGTTTTTAAATTGGTTATAACTGTTTCAACTTCGCACTTAATTCTAATCTCTTCCATATTATTTAGCTATCGCACTTCTATTTACTTCCATAATAGATAATGTTCCACTTACTGTAGTATTATTTGTACAGCTTATTAATATAGCATCATTTTCTTGTAATACAATAGGTCCTGTTGCTAGATTACAATAAGTAGGTCCTACAATAGATGCATAAGATATAATAACAGTTGTAGCTAAAACTGAACTATAGACTAATACTTGAATTGTATTATTACCTGAATAATTAGCTATTTGAATATTTTGAATGATTGCACGAGCTGTAGCATTACATGTATATACAGTTGTATTAACTGTTGTTGTTGGATCGTAAAATGCGTTTTTATATACGTTAGACATATTAATTTTTAACTAGTATTCCTTGTATAATTGATGCACAACTATGTGTACCAGTGTTAACACTATACAACCATTGTATATCTGTTTTTTGTGTATAAGCAAAAGGTAAAGGTCTTGTTACACTATAATTTAATTGCCAAGTAGTTTGTAATACTACTAATGTTCTAGGATAAGTTAAANTGTTATCTGTAGAAGAANCTGAAAAATTAACATATCCAGATGCAGCATCTCCTTGATATTGGTCAATTCGTATTAAATAAAAAGTATAACCATTAGGAACAGTATAAAGCGATGCTTGGGTTTTACCAATACCAGGATTTATTTGACCATAAACAGTAGAGCCAACTTTTGCAGTAATAGTTCCAACATTTGTTTTTTGTCCTGTTCCAGGAACAGTTAATACCATATTATTAATTCTTAAATAAGAATTTGAAGTTGTGACATTAGATGTACCATTTAAATTTTTAACTTCAGAAATAACATTATAATTTGAATCTAAACCATTAATTAATACAGCTGCTTGTGTATTATCGGTTGTTGAATTACTAACTAAAGTCATTGTGGTTGCAGATGCAGGATATACATATTGAGAGGTATTTGTTAATTCCCATAAAATAGATTGTCCACCCATTGCACTAGATGTTCCAAGATTTGTAGTATAAGCAAATATACTAACTGCACTAGATCCTGGCACCAAGCCTTGAGCGACTTGAAAAAAGTAATCTTCATTTGCTACATAACCTACATTGACATTATTACAACTCATTAACAACTCCCCTGACTTATAAAAAACCACGCTTCCGCTTCATTTACATCTTGTACGTCTTGCGTAAAATTTGAATTTAGTTGATTTACAATATTCTCTAAAGTCTTATTTACTTGATCTAATTGACCAGGATCATATTGTGGTTTAGCGTCAGATAATCGGTTATATTTAATTTTTGCCATACATTACCCTCTATGTCCATCTGGTTGTATTTCTAGGTTAACCGTTCCCATACGCCACCAATCCCCAACATTACTACTTCCTAAAGTAACAGTTACAAATCTTCCTCTAGCACGACAGCTTAAATAAGTAGTTGTAGAATATACGGGTAAATTAATTTGTTTATAAGAACTTGATTGAGGATAGTTTAATACATTAATTTGCATATTGACTGTACCTGTCATATTTTTGAAATCCGGTAGAATTTTTTTAACAAACATAAAACTATCACCATCTGCAATAGAGATATCTGCAGTTTGAATATAAGAAGTCATAGCCGTTGATCCTGCATCATAACCATTTTCTTGATACCAAACATAACTCATTCCACCATTAGTATTATAACCATAGACTGTTGGTGATAAATAAGTAGTGCTTGCAACCGTTGAATATTCCGTCGCTACTGGATAATCAAATACATCTTTATCTGCCCATGTAGTTCTAGCTAATGTTCCAATAGTCCATAAATTATCTTTGTAATTATAGGTAACAACACTATCAATAAATTGTGAATTAGATGATGGATAAAACCAACTTATTTCTGAAAATTTAGAATTAGAGCCTGCATAAATAATATTAGAACCAACTCCAACGTTTAAATTTTTAAATACATAATCTTGTACGGTACAAGGAATTTGTTTAACTGTTCCATCATACATATAGAACGCATTAGTTGACATCCAAAATACTACGTTCTGTGATTCTACCGCGCAGTGTGGAGATATAGCACCACAATAATCACCTATTTGTGTAAATCCAAAAGTATAAGGAACTCCAACATATTGCATTGCAAATGCAGAAATATTACTTAATACTAAAACAACACCTCTGGTATAAACAGCGGTTACTAAATAATTACCTTGTGCTAATCTTTGAAATCCTGCGGTGTTTGTAGCAGATGGAGTATAATTTGTATAATCTCCTTGATCTGAAAATAATACCGTCATTGGATCAAAAGTTGAAGTTGATCCTGGTGTTGTTTGTGTTCCAAAAAATACCACACTTCTATTAAGTGAATCAACCACCATATAATTAGATTTAGTTGGCGCTGTAGCAATTGCTGTTGCAGATACTAAATGACTGCCGGTATTTAAAAATGTATTGGTAGATAAATAATAAGATGGTCCACCAACAATAGTTGCTATTAAATCTTGACCAAAATTATCTAAAACCCAAACTCTAGTATCAAATGTTTTAACATTGACTGTGCTATAAGTTCCCCACGTTCCAGTTCCCCAAGTTCCAGCTGACCAGCCATTACCATATTGTGTATTTGGAAATCCAGCTGTTATTTGAAACGCGGCGCCCGCTGCTGATCCCGAAGTTGTAACTGTTCCAGGTGTACCTAAACCATCTAAATTAATTGTAAAATTATTAGCATCTACAGTATTATACACTTGAAACTGCGATGCCATGGTTGTGTTAGTAATATTAGTATTAGAAACACTAACTCCAGATACAGATGAAAATGTAACAAAGTCTCCAGCAGCTACTCCACTTGATGTTGATAAAACATTTACCAAAGTAGTACCAGAAGTCATAGTAAACACCGCTGGAATAGTTGTTGATAATGGAGTTACATCATAAAAAGTATTATTATATAAAATATAAAGTTTAGCATTTGTTGCAATTGCTGATAAAGATTGTCCATCGTTAGAAACGTAATTGTGTATAGCTGTTGGATTACCTATAATTTGGTTAATAGAAACGGGTTGCCAGCCGCCTATCTTTTCTGGTACGCCATAACGAAATCTGACATTATCAGATGAAATCCAACCACCTTGTGCACCGTATGCAGAATCTTGTTGGTTAATACCTGGTTTTGGAAACTGTAGTTTAGTTACTGGCATAAAGTACCATTATACTTAATATATCTAATAAAGTGCTTTTATATCACTTTTTAAACCAAGCAGGAAGTCCTAAATGAGGTCTTTTATCGTAGATATTTTCTTTTGCACCATCAGTTTTAATATCATTATAATGTAAAAAAACTTGACCACAATCATCAAAAGTTAATGTATCTCTCCAATGTTCTAATTCATTTCCACGGTACACTAACATATCACCAGGTTGTAATAATACTTTAACCCCTTTAGATTTAGATGGTTTATAATTATCTGTTATTTTATCAACTTCACCTTTTGAAGAATCTGGCTCAAGATATATAGGCCAACATCCACCACCTAGGTGCATAGTTATAGATATTTCACATGAAAATCTATCTTTATGACGATGGAGTACATCACCTTTTTTATAAATCCTTGCATAAGAATAATTAGGAATTAATTTTAATTCTGTTTTTTTTTCAATAATAGATTGAACTTTAGTAAGTAAAGTTTCCATCACAATATCTGAATAATGAGAATAAGTTTCTGGAACTTGTTGGTCATTCCACACGCCGAAATACTCAGTAAATTGACTGATGTAACGTGTGTCGAATAAAGTTCTTGCAACTTTTCTTTTCAATATAAAATATTGATAAGCAAAATCTGCTAATTCTTCTGATATAGCATTTTTTATGACTGTGTATTTTTTATCTTTGAAGCTCATTTCTTCTCCTTTATGTTTTCTTTTATAGTTTCTTTAGTTTGTTCTCTAACTACATTAGTTATCATTTTTCTAACTGCTTGCAAATTAAAATGTATAAATCTAAAGTCCTCAATTCCATTATCAACTACATATTCGTGCATTAAATATGCTGGAATAAATATCATAGTACCTCGTTTAGGGCGATAATTAATTTTATCAGTTCCAAGGGTTATATCATTTTCATTCTTTAAAGGTAATTGCGTTATTATTTTAGTTGGTCGAGGATCGTGAAATAAAGGAAATGATGTTTTATCTGAACAACGTAAAAAATAAAAACCACTAATATGGTTATCATAGTGCATGTGTGGGCTGTGATGACCTGCTCCTTTTTCTGCAAATTGTTGAACCCAAAACTCTGTCCAAAACAATTCATAATTAGTTAAATCATAACCCATGTGATCTAATATATTCCAACTTGTTGCACCAATATATTCTTGTAATTCTTTTAAATCAGGATCTCCGACAAGCGATGTACTATGGTGGCTCATGCTATGATCGCCTATTTTTTTACCTAATGTTTTTTCTCTTTCTTTAATAGCTTTTTTATTATTATCTTTTGCAGTTTTAATATATTTATCACAAACTTTATCTACATGACTTACCCATTCAGGTATTTCAATTGAATAAATAGGGGTTGAAAAATATAGTGATGAATTTAATTGATCTGTTTTCATATTATTTAAATGGATATCCAAGGTTCCAAATTACCAATGAATATCTTGTTCCTTTTGTTACTGGTTTAACACGGTGCCATACATGAGAAGGAAATACAACAATAGAACCTTTAGGTAATATTTCCGTACATGTTCTAATTTCTTGTTTTTTATTTGGTTCCATGTTTCTAAAATTAAATTCTAATTCTCCACCTTTATAATCTTTTTGATCAGATAAAGAACACGTAACAGATAATTTTCTAATTTTTTTGTGTGTATTTAAATCATTTGGATTATCATAAGGTTTATCCCATGCATCAATGTGCCAATCATAAAATTGATTTAATTTATATTTTGTAAATTGACAACTTTCAGAATAATCCCAATCAAAATTCCAATCAGCTAATTTATTTGCTTGATGAATATATGGTTGTATTTCTTTATAGATCCAACGATCATTTAACCAAACAATATTTGAATTTCTTTTCTTTTTTAAATCTTTTAAATCTTCTTCAGATAATGGTTTACCATTTTTTAATTTATCAGTTTGTCCACTAGTAATTGCTAGTTGTTCTTGTTGGGAAGTACCATATTTAATTAATTCATCACAAAACCTAGGTGTAAGTGCATTTTTAAAATAATAGTAATAATTATGTAAATTCATTTCTAAATTAGAAATAATGAATTATAAAATATTTGTCAAGTAAATTATTCCCCTGTAGATATCCAAGAAGAAGATTGTGGTATCCAAGCAAACTTATTACTATTAGCATCAAAAGTAATCCATCTTTGATTTGATTCATCCCAATAAATACCAATATAAGGAATATTGTTTCCATAAGTTAATACTGTTGGATATGGAATAGGTGCTTGCCAATTAAAATTAGAATCAAGTGACCAAGATGGGAAAGGTTGAGGTATTATAAATACATCATGTTCTGGTAAATAACTATATCCAACACCTGCATATTGTTTTTTAAAATTGTTATTGTAAGAAGTTTGAATCCATTTAACACCACCTTCACTAAATTTATTAAGTGATTCAAAATATAAAGCAGCTTGTTCAGATTGATCACCACCATTATTTGCAATATCTTGATTACAAGCAGTTAACACTCTTATTACTTTATTATTAATATCTAATTCTGCAAAATGTCCCATAGTTATATAGTTAAATTTCCAGGCACTGTAAATGTTGCAACTTTACAACCTCCTGGTACAGTTGTAACTGTATTAGTCCCTGGAGAAACAGTAAATTTAGAAGATCCAGGTGCTTTTAAAACAACAATTCCTGAACCACCACTTCCACCAGTTCCACCTGAGCATCTTCCTCCAGATCCTCCTCCACCTCCACCTGAATTAGCCCCTGCATTTGATCCAGGGTTAGCGTTTGGAAAACCTGCACCTCCTGCACCACCAAAAGCATAGGTTACAGCAGATCCTGTAATTGAATTACTTGTGCCAGATCCACCTCCACCAGCATTACACCTAGAAGGCGCAGAACCACCAGCTCCTCCAGCTCCTCCTCCACCACCTGCTGAAGTAGCTTGACTTCCAACTGTTCCATTTCCTTGTCCTCCAGGGTTACCTTGCCCTGGTGTTCCACTTCCAAAAGGAGTATTACCACCGTTTGATCCCGCACCAGATCCTCCAGGGTTACCATTACCTCCACCACCTGCTATTGCACTTGTTGGCACTGTAGCAATTGATGAATTATTTCCATTGGTACTTGCTGAACCTCCAGCTCCAACTGTTATTGTATAAATTCCACTTTTAAAAATCACTGGAGTTGTACTATATATATAACCACCAGCTCCACCTCCACCACCTCCAACGTTAGCCCCTGAACTTGCTCCACCACCTCCTCCAGCAACAATTAAAAGTGCATTAAAAGTAACTGGTGGTTTTGCTCCAGCTGTTAACCCAAATCCTTTTGCGGAAACAGCACCTCTTGTAGATAATAAAGGCATTCTTTTTTTCCTTATGCAAATTGTGTTAAACTTGCTAAAACAGTATAAGTTGTTGCTGCTGTTTTTATAACGCTAAAACTATATGTATCAATACCACTAGCATTACCTGCAGTTGGTGCTGATCCACCCTGCCATTTAGTAGTAACACCCGTAGTCGTACCATCTATTTGAATAGAAGTAGCATAATAAGATGTTGTAACTCCTTGAGTTACTAAATGAGCCATAGTTATAGATTCCCCTGTGTTTAAAAAACTATTTAATGTTGTTGTAGCATTACCTGCTATATTTACTACCCAAGTACCAGTAGCAGCTGTTGTATAAAGTAATACTGCTTGGTTACTAACATAGTAATTAACTGTTCCTGTAGCAGCTGTTGCAAAAACATTTACTAATTCAGCTGTTGCTTGAATTTTACCAGTGCCTGCAAAAGTAACTTTACCTAAACCTTTAGGAATAAAATTAACACCAATATTAGTGTCTGATCCAGTTGCTGTTAAAGTAGGATTAGAACCTGTTGAAGCATTAGCTATAGTCATATAATTAGTAGCAGATGCTGCAACAGTAAATATTAATTC